TTGTCTGCTCAGGAGGCACCATGCCTGCAATATCAATAGCTGCTTGCTGGGCTGGAGTAAGGTCTTGGGGCTGTGAGACCTGCTCCTGTTTCGGCGCTTTCTGCTGCATGGCTGATTGTTGCATCTGATTTTGCGGCATCGCTGACGGTGGTTTTTTTGGCTGCGGCGGCATGCTAGGCTGAATCGGCTTCGGTGCGCCGTCCATAAACATAGATGCCGCTACCTCACGAGCGCGACTCATATCTGCGCCCATTGGACCACGCATAGGATTAAACCCGCCCCGTGCTCGCTGTGGTGCTCGCTGTGGTGCCATTGACTTAGCCGCTCCGCGCATAGGAGGCTGCTGTGGCGCGAAGGCCTGCCCTGGCATGTTGGCCGGGGGAGTTGCAGGTACAGCAGGGGCTCCATTCTTTCGGGGCTTAAAGTCCCTTGGCGGTGCCTGTGGAGCTGCTTGTCGTTTCTTTGGAATGCCAGCTTGATTCATGCTTTGCTTCTCCTAATCCGTCAGCTCAGTCTTGACTGTCAGTATGATGGTTACGTCATCAGCGCTGCCAGAGCCGGCTGTCCTGCTGATTTGTATTGTATTAATTTCCCCACCGAGGGCTGACAAAGCAGGAGAGAAGCTTTGGGTGTGGGTGTTTCCGGCAGATGTAAGTTGAAGCACTGAGGACAATACCGATGAACCGCTATTATCTAGCAGGTCTACCTGAAAGGTAGAGCCAGCGGATACCGTGTGAGCCACAAAGCTAAGGTCAACATATGTATACGTCGCAGATACAGGAAACCTAATCTTTGGCCTAAGCGTAGTAGAGGACACGCTTGCAATGTAAAACGGGTAACTAATAAAAAAGTCTGGGTTCTCTAGGTTAGAGTTGTCCAGAAGATCGGTATTAATTAGCGTCTCAACTTTTTCAAACTGCGTGTTAAGCTTTGTCGCAGTAAGAACCTCACCATCGCTAAAGTCATCAAATGTTATGCTCGGCATCTGCTTACCTCATGGCCTTACTGTGACCGTTCCTACATTTCCCGCGTTTACGTTGTTTAGTCCAGTTTTGTAAGAGATTACATCAGAGCTAGCTGTGACGTTTCCAACGAAGCTACTTTTCTGCCAATTATCGTCCGCATAGATAGTAGCATTCGGAGAGCTAAATGACGCATCCTCTATTCTATTATTAGTGACCTGGGCATAAGCCCCAGTGCCTTCAAGATGTATTGGGAATCCGCCAGCAGTTGACCTTATTCTGTTGTTTCGTATAACAGGCCAGTTGCAGTCCTTGGCCTTTATTCCAAAATATGCGGTGTGAACATAACAGTCTTCGACAACTACCTTATCAGCAGCAATCTCTATGCCGCTGCTTGTTCGGCTTGTGCCTGACGCAGACACATTGTCCTCTATAACCAAGCCCCTTAGCGAACACTCAGCGCCAGTAACTTTAATCATAGCAACTGACGGGTCTTCAGCTTCTCTAACTAAAAAGGTTTGCCCCGGAACGGCAGCAATTAAATTTATCCGGTCCTTTGCAATAGTCAGGGGGCTTGCGCCTCGTATAAAGTACTTTCCCGGCGCAAGATATAGACGCACTCCGTCTGGATTGCTGCCGCCCACGCTTGAGTCCAGCAGTGCAGAATGCAACGAGTCTCTCGGCGTGATAATCCGGTCCCTTATGTTCAGGCGGTCGTCTAAAGAGTAAAGTGCGCCTAGATTTCGGTAGGTCTCATTCCAGCCTATCTTGGGCATCAAAGTCATCGAGTGTCGCCTCGATCTATCTCAAAAGCCCAAGCGTTCATCCTAAGATTCACATCCTTGGTTCCAGAGGCAGGGCTCCACAGCGCAACCCTTAGAGATCCATCCGTAGACCGACAGCCGCCTCCTTTGGATTTAAAGTACTCAAGAGACCCTAGAAGCATAGACCCCAAAGCCCCTGTTCCCAAAAGCGGTGAGGCCGTTGATGTCATAGTGGTATCATCCAAGAGCTCAGGCGGGTACATCGGTAGATTGTTGAAAGACTCAGCCAGGTCTGTCTGATGCTGAGTGGTGGAATCGTAAACCGCCCAAAACACGTCTTGTAAACTTGAATAGGTTGAGCCTCTAGCCCTTATAGAAAACCTTACGCTCTGTATTCTCGCCGTACCCATGACGTTCTTGTCAATTCGCCCTGTCGTCCATATGAAAGGTATACCCATTTCGGTATTGGCGGTTGGCTTATCGGTCTGAGTGCCGTACTTTCGTATCCCTCCATTTAGCCTTGTGAACCCAGTTGTGTAGAGGTCTTCTTGGCTTTTATCCACCACGCTAACGCCATCGTACATGCAGGTTCCAGATATGGTGCTAGAACTTTCACTGAAGTCCTCCATGCACCAAAAGTAAAAACCACCATGCTTGTAATCATGAACTAGGGTGACTGGGAGCTTAGTTGCGGTGCGACTGTCTGACGGCAGTGACCACAGCAACAGACTGCGCTCAGAGTAGTGAACACAGTTAACATGCCCCAGTGCTGTGCGGCTTGCGACAAAAGGCCATCCGAGGCCATGAGCGGAAGGCCCAAATCTGCCAGGGACAAAACCAGAGCGAGGCTCACTGGACCAAAATTGATCTATGCCTACAGAAACTTTGGTCGCCTTAGAGCCATCAAAGGCATACACACCATCTCTTGCCATAAAGTACAGCACGCCATTAGCCTCAACAATGGACCAATGAGAAACGCACCCAACTCCCGAGTCAATCTTGCGTAACTGAAAATTAGCATCCGTTGCGCCTAGCAGCACGTACATAGACACATCGGTAAATATAACCAACACATCCTTAAAGCTTGCAGCGCCTGTGATTTTTTCTCTGTTTTCCACCCTAAGATTGTGGTGCGCCTGTATGTCCAGCGGAGAAAACTCATCGCTATACACAATCCAATCTGGACCCAGCGTAGAGCTTCCCCGATCTTTGTTTAGCACCACCCCTGGTATAAGCGACTGCTGTTCTTCTACTGTTGAGGTAAAGACAAAATGCGTATCCGCAGACCACCCCATGTAAAATATCTTGTCTGCGTGCTCGACAGCTATTGGCCCTCTGGGCACGGTAAGGTGATAACCAAAGTTCAAAGAATTTAGCCGGATGCAATCTCCACCGTTTGACAGGGTGTCCATTATTGCAAGGCGAAATGTTCCATCAAGCTTCATGCAATAAGTAAATGAAGGGGTCACAATAAGCGTTGAGTCAAAAGCAAAATCATTGCCACCCGGCAATCGCACATCTACAAACGAGCAACGAAACCCAGTAAACCATTGTTCGTTTGTAAGCCTAGAAAGGCTGGTGACTGTCTTTACGCCCGTGCTAAGATTTAACACCTCGGCAGTCAACATTACATCGCTGGTCATGCCAACAGTGATCAGAAGCTTGCCGCCGTGAGGATGGTCTGTTGCGTGTATCTGGGCATACTCTGGGCACTCTTCAATAAAGCTAAACCCATCTCGCTCTCGCAGCTCGCCATACGAAGTCTCTACATTGAGCATGCAGTCAGCAGTAATGGCTTCGCCCTCGGTGTCTTGAAAAGCATCGCGCCACTCAAGGCCCTTCAAGGGTGGGGGGAAGTGCCGGGGCCTCGCCTTTGCCATTATTTTCTCCGGTAGCTGCGTACTCGGTTATTTCTCTGGGCTTGCTGGAAGTTGCCAAATGAAATCAACTCAGACTGTGCAGCACTCCATAGCTGGGTAATGCTTGCTGCGTTCTGCCCTTCCTGTTTTGACAACAGCAAATACGCACCGCAGTAAGCAACAGACTGGTGCATGTGCGGAAATGTACCGCTTAGAACCTCAACGCTGTCGCTATCTAACGCAGTGGGATTTGCAGGCACATACAGTATCTTCAGAAACCGCTCGTCATCTGGCACAGGAGCTATGTCCATAAACTTGCCGCGCATCGAGTAGTAGAGCTGGCTCAAGCCACGGGCGCTATGGTATCCAGAGCCGTTGCAGTACGCATCGACCAGGGCAGTCTGGGATGTAGGGAGCACTTCCTGCGGCTCGTTATTAGTGCCTACTGCGCCGCTCTCATCCGTCTCCCAAACGCGCTGTATGACCATAGGCACCACACCAAGGCCGTCCGGTGCAGACTGGCTAAGGTCTATTGACTTGGTATCGGCAGGCAAAGTAACCGAGCCTTCCGTAGAAAATATGCTTGGGTCGCGTTTGGCCAGCAGGTTGTACACAATCTGGTTGGCGCGTGTAATTGCACGGTTGACTACGGCATCACTGAAGAAGTCCTTGCGTGGGTCATCCAGCAAGTCTCTGATGGTCGTGTTTACATCGAGCCGTGTCTCACCCACGTGCAAACACCCTTTGCGAAACTGGACGGTGATAAGAGATGCCCAGAGCGTTCGCAGCGCCCACAGCCTTACCATGCAGGTCATACGCTAGTGCGCGACGTTCCCTGCGTAGTGCAGCCCTAGCCATAGCACGAGTTTTCTCACGCTTCATCTTCAGCTCGGCTGCTGCCTGAGCACCGCCTTGCGTGCGGTCACAGGCAAGAATGTAAGTAGGCAAGCGAGGGTCATTGATACACAGCGGAGTATCAAGCTCCCCCGGCCCAACGTCTTCAAAAATCCCTCGCCGCCAGTGTGACCAGATATTAGGTAGTTCCTCGATGTGGGTACGCTCTCGCGAACCAAAGTCGTCCTTTACTACGGTGGACTGAACGTGAGCGATTGCCCACGCCTTGGCTTCACCGTCATAGCCAACGACCAACTTCGGATTACCGCAAAGCCGTTGAATGCGACGGCTGTGCGATGTTTTCCAGTTGATGCCAGTGACCTTGCGATACATCTCCTGGTCGAGAGATGGCCTCAAGTCACCGCGTGTATCGAGGATAATGTTACCCATTACTGAGCCACTTTTACCTTGTGGGGAAGTGCAACCTTGGACTTCTGTGCGCCTCGGGTTAGTTTCGGCATAAACCAAAGTTCAAGACCAAGAAACCGAAAATCAGCCAAGGTGCCAGCAAGGGTTGCTTCTACTTGCAGCACTAAAGCATCATGCTGTTCGTCTGCCACTGAAATGCTGCCTGCGTTAATTGTTCCGGCACTCGTTGCGTAAAACGTACTGCCGCTGTTAGCCGTATCCGCAGGAATAGCAATGTTTAACGCTGTTTTAGATGCAGCATCCGTAGGTATGGTGAAAAAGTCTCCTATCTGAGAATACGAAACAACTGGGGTAAACGTGTTGTTCTCATCGGTATCAGCAGTAGAGTACCAAAAGCAACGAACAAAAATGTCAGAGTCCACGTCAATAGACGTAGGCTGAGACAGCAGCGTCTGCACCCGGTCGCCGCTAGAAAACTCAAGCCCAAGAAGACCAGTGGTTCCTGCCTCCTTCAAAGGCGCATTTCCATTTCCTGCTGCTTTTAGTTCCTCTGAGCCAGAAATAAATCCGACGCCAGTAAACGCGGTGGCCGGTATAAATAGGCACTGATACTCAAGCTCAATATTGTTATTACGAATTCCCATGTTTGCCCCTCCTAGGGTGCTGTGTCTTCTGGAGTCAATCAGAGGGGTCGAACCTCTCCTGTAGCCCTGCCGCTAGACTGACTGAATGCCCAGGGGCCAAGCGGCCCCCAGACTACTTCAATTATGAAGCAAATGCGAAGTTTGTCTCGTCGAATTGCAAGTCTTCCAACACACCATGAGCGTTGCGCTGGTAGCAAACCATGTTTCCGATGGTTCCGTAGACAATTTCGTAAGAAACGCTGTTACTAATGCGCTGAAGCAGCGAGTCCGTCTCATCGAATCCCATAGGCACAGTCTCACACATTGCGAGGCAATCCATGCTCAGGAATGTAAGCTTACCCGGCTCAAACATATCGTCAGGAACGATAGGAATATCGCGCTCACCGTTGTTCCAAGTGAGGAAAGAGCGCTCGTAGCCACCCTTGAACTTGCAAGGCTCATATCGGACATCGCTAACGAGAGTATTAGCAATCTCGTCAACCTGAGCATCGTGACCAGTCACGTAATCAGGGCGCTTGCCGGACTGAGTTTTGATACTGCGAAAAGCCTTGTTCATAATGTCGTGCGACCACGGGCGACTAACTCCTCCGTTGTCATCGACATACGCAGCCCACTGAGGTGCATCAGTCGGGCTAATGCCATAAAGCGTGTCTGTATCGTCGACGATATGGGCAATGCCAGTAAATTCCTCGTTGAAGGCGTTCGCTAAACTATCGCCCCGCACGATGTAGGCATTGTCACTCACACTTACCAAATTCTGTTGGGTGGTAATTTGAGTAGTCGTGTCAATAGACTGAATTACGCCTGTGTCTTCCGCAGTAAAAGCACCGGCAGAAATGGTTCCAACAACAATAGGCATGCCTGGACGCAACTGCACGTTTGCGCTGTTGTTATCAAGCGCAACAGTAGCAGAGCCTGGAGCGCCACCGATTGAAGCACTCAACTGACCAAGCAGGCCAGTAAGAGCAACGCCCTCGTGCTTTGAGTCCGAGTCTGTTGGTTTATTTCCAACAAGGGCACGGGCAACCTCGTACTTCAGGTCTTCCTGTAAGTCATCCATCTTGTCAGCCAGCGCGTCAGCAAACGCGCCACGGTCAGTCTTGGAAACTGCCATCAAACGCTTGCTAAGTTGAGCACGACCCCAAACATCCTTTGGCTTTACTCTGCCTTTAGCGCGAGTAGCGGTGCCAGCTGAAGGCAAGGTGCCGCCCTCTGAAATAGCGTGAGCACCATATGCTCGACCTAGTTTGGTCGAAAATACAAGCTCTGAGCCCTCAAGCTTAACCTTCTTGGTGCCAGCCTGTAGCGCGTCGTACAGCACAACGTCGCGGTTGAGCTGATCCTTAATTCCATCTTCGTAAGTTTCTTTTAGCGCCTCAACAAAGCCGCCAACCGCAGTAGTGTTTTCAATACTCATCTTTTATTCCTCGATGCCCGTTCACGGGCGTCAGCAGTTCAATTAGTCAATTCCCATGCGCTGAAGGAACGCCTCTCGTGCATCAGAAATCGAGGTAATACGCTGCTTTTCGCCAACGCCGCCCATTCCGCTTTGTGGCAGAACAGGTGGGCTATTGGTCCCAGGGGCCGGAGCCGCTGAAGCAAACCGCCCTTTCCAGGTCGAAGTCTCTCGCTCGTGCGATTGACGAGCAATGTCCCGCACCTGAGATGCGGTGAGATTCGGGTTCTGGAACAGGTGCATTGCAATCTCGTGCTTACTTGCATTCGGGTAGTCCGCAAGTGCCGAGTCAGCCATTGACCGGAAATGAGTACGCAGACGTGCAGTTTCTACCTGCTCCATCTGAGACTGCTTCCATTGAGACAGTTCCGATAGTTGTTTCTCCAGCTCTTGCGTTTTTCGCTCAAGCGGGTCCACATACTCTGGCTCTGGCTCTGGCTGCAATGCCTTTCGCAGTGCCTCAACGGGGTCTACAACCTGTTGAGCCTGCTGGTTTTGATGCTCAATGTAATTTCTTAGTTGAGCAATCTGGTCTTCGTATTCGCTCGCCTTCGTCTGAAAGTCGTTTTTCTGCGCTATTACCTGTTGAAAACGGTCATACGGCACCGGACCCGGACTAGACGAGGTATCGCCCTCGCTGGCTGCACTAGTATCTGCCGATGTCGCGGCAACCTCCACTTCTGGAGTGCTTGCCAAATCCTCACCACCTACGGCCTGCGATTCCGTACCGGAGTCTGTGCTCGTTACGCCTTCTGCTGACATGGTTTTCTCCCTGCGCTTTGACGGAGCGCCACCCGATTATTTGGGATAACCACACACAGACCCATTGGCCTGCGTGCATAAATTACAAGCGGACAAATTTCGCTGTCAAAAAAATGTAAACTTGTTTGCCGCTGTCGAACTCTATTACATCTCTTCGGTGGGCACCATGTCAAACTCGCCAACTCCTGGACCCATTACTCCAGCATCCTCTTCGGGTATGGCAATTTGAGTCCCAGTGTTGCCACGAGACAATGCGGCCATCTGCTCCATAAGCTCTGGCGGCATCTGCGGGCCTGCTTCTGGCGGCATTCCAAAGGCATCCATTGGCTCAGGCTGTGGCATCTGCGGCTGACCTGGCTGGCCCTCCTGCGGTGGTGGCTCCTGCATGAACGGCGGCCACGCTTCAACCTGTATGGCTTGCTCGTCTACGTGAGTCCACCAAGGCACGCCCTGCTGAGATTGCGAAGCGTAGTAGTAGCACCACGCCAGATTGCGCATAAACATATTCTGTATCTCTGGAGCAAGACGGCGATACTCGGCTGACTGCATGTAATCAGTCCGCTCGTCTATCTGTATCTCCATAGAGTCAATGGCTGGGTTAGGATGTACGAACGCACCAACCTTTAGCATCTCGTTGACTTCGCGTGCGTATCTGCGCTCACGGCTGTTGTCTCCGTCGATAGCGTCCGTATCTCCAAACTCAAGCATCTTTCGGAACTTGATTTGGTTCATTGGGTCTTGCGGATTGCCGAATACGCCACGCTCCCACATCATCAGCAAGCGCTCCTGGCGGAACGAAAGCAACTTTGGCAGCATTGAGCCGCCTTGCATGCGAACATCCGTAGAAGAAATGTCGCTTGAAAAGAACCGTATTAGTTCGCTGACCGAGTTTTTACCCATCACTGGGACGGTATAGGCAACGGGCATCATGTCTCGCCACATCGTGAGCAGCATGGAGCCAACGCCACAGATAGCCTTCTCGACCTCTTTAACCAACGGCCCTAGCAAAGTTGCCTCAAGGTCTGTCGCCATTCCGATTGCACGACCAGACATGTTTGACGGTATGCGGCCACGAGTAAGTGAGGAAAGCCCAGATAGCTCAAAGATTGTCTCCACCGCACCATTCTTGATGACCAGGTGTTCCTGGGGCAGTGGTGGATTCACCATGGGCCGCGGAGCCGGAAATCCTGGGTTATACTCTACAATCTCGCCAGGTTCATTGCTGATGTAGTTGCCGTTCTTGAGCGAGCCCTCAGCTACAATCCACTTAGCCTGAGCCATCAGGTTAGCGTGCTCGCGAATGTCCTTGTCGCGTTTGTTTACTTCGTGCTGCGGGTCTAGCAGAGACACTGCGCGCCCATGCCCAATCATGCGTCCGGGTATCTTGCCATCCCGTATGGGGTAGAATGGCAGCTTACCGAATGGCAGGCGCTCCTGGTGGTACATAACTAGCCCACCAGCAATAACGGTAAACATGCCGTTAGGGTGCCGAGGCGAAGGTCGCTCGTAATACTCGATTACCTCAACGTGCTCAGTAAGGCTCTGTGCGCTGTTTTGGCGGTCGCCTCGCAGTTTGTCCATTAGCTGGACCTGAAAATGGTCGAAGTCCATGCGGCGATTGCTTTTGATGTACTTGGCTTTATCGTAAGTTTGTCGCAGAACATCAATATGGACAGTGTTTCGACTGTATGCCCAGCGGCATTTCGACCAACGCCGAGCCCCTGGGTCAAAGCCAAACTCCATGAGAGACAGCACATCCCAGTCAGGAATGCCTGTCATTCTTGGCCCAAGGTCGCCAATAGCGCCTTCGACCTCTGCGCCGACCTCCATCTCCGTTTGAGTTGGCTGGTATTGTTCGCCGCCTGCGGCATCCCAGTACACCTTGATAGCGGACAGGCCAGTAAGCGTAGCCAGCTTTACTGCCTCTTCAATTCCATCCCCAAAGTCCAACTCCATCCACAAGTGGTCAAGCAGCTTCTCGCTTGCACGAGCTGCCTCCTGGTCATCCTCATCAGATGTAGCAGGAACTACAGTCACGGCAGGTCGGTTTTCAGTAACCTTAGCAGTTACATCGTCAATCACCCGCTTCATGTAGTTGGTGACTGGCTGCTCTTCCCACTCTTCAAATTTTATAGAGTCGTGCGTCTCAGACGCCCGGTCATACCGGAGCCACTGCTGGCCTAGGTAGAACGAAATGGTGTAGTACGCAGAGCGAACATGGGGTTTCTTGAATCGTTCACACAGCTCGAACTGCTTAGTGACGTAGTTTACAAGCTTGACTTCCTCCGCAGTGGGAGACCAGCTTTCGCCACTTTGACTGTCGAACCGAGTATACTGGTCAGTAATCGCAGAGGATGGCATGTACTATCCTTGTCGGTATATCTGTGAGGTGTCTGCTGATGTCTGCCCCGTGCCAGGAAACATCGTCAAAGCAGCCATTTGCTCGCGGCTCAAGTCTAACGGGTTTTTACGACGCCTCTTGAGTCTTCTGTCGGCTAAATTCTTTTTTAGATTTAGCAAGGTGTTGGCTTTCATAGGCGGCTGAGGCGTGGGACCACTCCCAACAACACCACTTCGTATTTGCTTTGCCAAGGCCTCTCGCAACATTTCAGGATCGAACATCGACATTTCAGCAGAAAACTGCATCTTGCCCTCGTCCATTGGGCTAACGTTCATGAAAAGACTCCTCTGTGAAGTGGGTTCTTGTTATCTTTATTGACATCAAACATGCTTAGTGCGGCGAGCTCAGACTGCGGAGATCGAGCAA